ATTTGGCTGGTTGATTGGTTTTGTACTTACTTTTAATGTACCAAATTAAAAAGCCGGCGACTAATTGGAAGTTAGCCCCGGCGTTTGGAAATCATAAAAGGGTATGATAACACAGCAAAAATATAGTAATAGTTTCAATATACAGCCCAGTACAGGCCGTTTATTTTCAAATTTAATATCCATCGTTCCCCCGGCGAAGCGCGGCCCAATTAGCCCTAAAAAGCTATTTTGGGCCATTTTTATTTCAATGATCGTTTGCCCGGTTTTCGCTGCATTGGATTTATTTATACGTGCAACATTTCAAACTATCTATAAAAAATTAAGTCAACCTATTTAAAATCAAACAGTTATGAAAATTAGAAAATTATCTAAAGGTTATAGATTATCATCATTAAGGAAAAAAAAGAATAGAAGGTACCCGACTAGATTTTTTAATATTTAAACAGGACAATTTAAAATATACCCGTGAGAAAGAAGGGTCACTAGAAGGGCTGGAAAAGACAGGCATGGCAAAGACGGACTACGGAAAACGGATAGAAGATTTAACGGATCTTTCTGTTTATATGGACCCGGTAGATGCTTTTAACATCAATAGAGTGCCCCCGGCCATGCGCAGTCTTATAAAAACTAGTCCTGACACGCGAGTAACAGATTTTGCACCCAGTTTAGTAGACAACCTTAAGCTAACAGAACTGCGCGAAAAAATGTTGGAAATTCGCGGGCTAGGTCCTAGGGCGGAGTACTCAGCATACTCGCAGCCTCCTGCTAAAGTGCCTGATGAATTTTTGCTCCCCGATGACACGTTGGCAAAGCTGAATGTTGCTGGGGCGTCTAATCGAGTGGCTCGATATACAAGGTGGGAAGACGAAACTAGGCAGGGAATGGCTACTACGGCATTACGAGAGGATCCTCAGCTTACAAGATTGCAACTGCAAAACGGAAAATTTGTAGGCGTTACGCTGCCTAATGTAAAAAAATATCCTTCCTATATGAAGTTGGTTACTGATGTAGGATGCGACGGGGGCTGGTGTACAAGGTATGGACAAAATGCAGAAGACTATGCCAGCGGGGACAGTCAGCTACATGTAATTGTTACTGGTCAGGGCAAGCAGGCCCGCCCTACTGCTCAATTTGCTGTGGAAACTAGAATGTTTCGCGGGCTAAACAACGGCGTACCGTATGAAATCCCAAAGGTTTTTATTACAGAATCAAAAACAAAGGGAAATACAATAGACTTTGAAGACGTGCTTGACCGTGACGAGCTACGTGCAGTTCAAGAATATGTTCAAAAGTTAGATAGTGCTTATGGTGGCCTTGGATATGTAGATAAGCTTGATAGGTTAAACATGGAGCAATTGCCTTTTTCTAGGCCTGCTACATTTAATTTGATCCCATACGATCCAATAAAAATTAATTTTTCAGAGATAAGAAAAGAAGCAATTAGGCTAAACAATAATTCTCAATATCTTATAGATGGAAATGCCCGAACATTAATAGATGGAAATGCCCAAGCATTAAAAAAGGGCAAACTTTTATTTGACAAAGACCCGTTTGGACCAACAACAAAAACTGAAGATCTTCTTAATAAAGCAATTACAAATCTTAAAATTTCCCCTGATCCTTTACAGCGCGCCAAAGGCGGCATGGTCGAGCGACAATCTACAGACAACCGCAGATACATGTAAGGAAGCTTTATGGCAACCAGTAACTTAGATCCTCGCACGCGAAATCAGCTCAGAGAAGAGGGGATTAACCCTGATAATTTGAAAAAGCGCAACGTACCAGTTGCCGATCAGCCCTATACAACTGCGGGGCTGCCTTCTTTGCAGATATTGGATGTGCCCCAACTAGAAAATTCAAATGTTGGCGGGTTTGTTTTTGGAAGCAACCGGATTGCGGACTTTGACAAAAACCGCGCACAAACGCAAGCGATGTTTCTTCGTCCCAATGCCGACAAAAACGCAATTGCGCACGAGCAAGAACACCTCTTGGCACGAACAGGGCTGGGCTCAGGTGCCGCAATCAACCGTAAATTTGACGAGCTTATTGGGAAAAGAGGCCCCGGCCTTAGGGAACAGTTTGTCAAAGATGCCGTAGGCTCTGCGGACTATCTTAAAGAAAAGTATGGCATTGCAGACGCTTACTTTCACCCAAGCATGATAAAACAGGGGGGCACTGCGATGTACGAGCAGTTGGCCACCTTGGCGGGGTACGAAGCGGCAAACAATGTGGACCTGACTAAGGACCCGGTGTTGCGTAAGACCTTGTTTAGCGACAAGAACGTGCGCGAGACCTACAACGCGATTACAGGGCTGCGGCAGACTAGGCTGGATGCGCGCGACTTGCCGACATATACTCGTCAGCCTGAGCCCGGTATAGCAGACAGGCTCAAAAAGCTAATTGGCTTTGCTGGCGGCGGCGCTGTTGAGCGCCAAGCTGACGACAACCGCAGATATCTGTAAGGAACAAAAATGCCAATTGAAAAGAACAACGATTTGCCCGCGGGTAATGTAGACATTGAAGTTGAAAGCATGGAGACAGAAACCCTGCCGGACATAGAAATTGTCTTTGACGAAGAGGGTGGCGTAGAGGTGACGCTGGGAGAGGGGGACGAAGAAGTTCCCTTTGGTGCCAACCTAGCCGAGGTCCTCGAGTCGAGTGTCCTGCAGCAGATCAGTTCTGAGTTGATGCCTTTGTTTGAGGCGGACCAGGGTTCGCGCAAGGATTGGGAAGAGCAGTATGGCAAGGGCTTGAAGCTGTTGGGCTTTACGTTTGACGAGCGCACCCGGCCCTTCAAGGGCGCAGCGTCAACAACGCATCCGTTGCTGACTGAGGCGATTGTGCAGTTTCAGTCGCAGGCACTCAAGGAGCTCATGCCCGCGGACGGGCCCGTGCGCACGCGCGTACTGGGCAAAGAGACACGCGAGAAGTTAATGCAGGCCGAGCGCGTGCGCGACTTCATGAACTACCAGATCACCTCGGTGATGGAGGAGTACACACCGGACTTTGACCAGTTGCTGTTCTATGTTGGCTACGGCGGCTCTGCGTTTAAGAAGGTGTATTACGACGAGGACCGGGACCGCATGGTCAGCAAGCTAATCTTGCCGGACAACTTGTACATCCCTTACAACGGCTCTAGCGTGATGAGCGAGTGCCCTCGTATCACGCACGTGGTGCCGATGTCGGTGAACGATTACCGTAAGGCCGTGTTGCGCGGGCAGTATTTGGACACTGCAGAGGAGCGCAGCACTGCGGACGTAGGCAATAACATCATTCAAAAGGAAACGGACCGCGTAACGAAGATTACGCCCAATGCGGATGATGAGGAAATGGAATTGTTGGAGTTCCAGATTGACTACGACCTGGAGGGTTTTGAGCATACGGATGAGGACGGCGAGCCAACGGGTTTGCGGCTGCCTTACATTATTACGATTGACAGGACCTCGGGTTCTACGGTGGGGGTGCGCCGTAACTGGAGCGAGAGCGACAAGCTGTTTCGCCGCAAGCAGTATTACGTGCACTACATGCTGGTGCAGGGGCTAGGCGCATATGGTCTGGGCTTTTTGCATTTGGTAGGGGGCCTGAGTCAGGCAGCAACTTCCGCGTTGCGCCAGTTGCTGGACGCGGGGACGTTGGTCAACTTGCCTGCAGGCTTTAAAGCCAAGGGCGCGCGCATCATGAACGATGATGTGCCGTTGCAGCCGGGTGAGTTTAGAGACATTGATGCGGGCGGCGTAGAGCTGACTCAGACGTTGATGCCGCTGCCGTACAAAGAGCCAAGCCAGACTCTGTTTGCGCTGCTTGGATTTTGCGCTGATGCAGGCCGTCGCTTGGCCAGTGTTACCGACATGCAGGTGGGGGACAGCAATCAAAACGCTGCTGTCGGCACGACGATTGCGCTGCTAGAAAAGGGCGGACAGGTCATGTCGGCCATTCATAAGCGCTTGCATTACTCGCAGCGCATTGAGTTCAATCTGTTGGCCAAGGGGTTTGGCGAGTATTTGCCCGATGAGTATCCGTATGACGTGCCGGGGGAGACGCGCTCAGTCAAGCGCTTAGACTTTGATGATCGCATTGACGTGCTGCCGGTCTCGGACCCCAACATTTTTTCTGTGGCCCAGCGCATTACGATGGCGCAGACGCAGTTGCAGTTGGCGCAGAGCAATCCGCAGATGCACAACATGTATGAGGCGTATCGCCGGATGTATCAGGCCATTGGGGTGCGGGACATTGATGGCATTTTAAATTCTCAGAACGTAGACAAGCCTAAAGACCCTGCCAGTGAGAACTCACAGGCGCTGGACAATTCTCCGCTTAAGGCGTTTGCGGGTCAGCAACACGATGCGCACATCATGAACCACATTTTGTTTGGCTTGTCGCCCCTGATAGGCACCATGCCGCAGGTGGCGATAACACTTCAGAAGCATATCTTTGATCACATCCGTCTGAAAGCCGAAGAGACCACGGAAGCGGAGTTGTTTGCGCAATACGGCACTGATCCGGACAGCGTGGTGTCTGCGTTGCAGCGCGAAGCAATAATTGCAATTAAAACGGCGGAGTACTTTCAAGAAACCAAGAAGTTGCAGACAGATTTGCAAGGCCCGCCGCCAGAAGATCCACTGGTCAAGGTCAAAGAGCAGGAGATCCAGGCAAAGGCAGCCAATGATCAAGCCAAAGATGGCAATGAAAAGGCTAAAATTCAGCTAGAGAACCAAAAAGTGCAGAGTAATACGGCTTTTCAACAGGCAAAACTTGCACTTGATGCGCGAAAACAACAGTAACGCTAAGGAAACCGCCATGCAGACTAAAACAACCAAGGTTTTGACGCCAAAACCAGAGCCAAAACTAAAAAAGGGGCCTGTTGTTAGCGGGGCACCTAAGAAAACGTATGTTTATCGTAAGGATGCGTTTAAAAAGGTATTGATTACGTAACAAATACGTGCATAATGCACTCAAACCCACAGACAGGGGTCCTATTTGTCTGCCTCATTGGAGTAATCCATGCTTGAGTTTGCTGAAGAAACGCTAATCGCTATTAAGACTCTTCGTCGCAGGACAGAAGATCTAATTATTAGCGGCAGTGTGAAAGATATGGAGCAGTACAGATTCCTTATGGGACGCCTTGAGGGTTACAAGTTTGTTGAGATGGAAATTCAATTCATTCTTAACAAAGACCAAAACCAATAAGGAGCTTACTGATGGAAATGACTGCGCTGGAGAAAAAGTGGGCAGACGAAGCTGCTGCTCACGTGCCTTCCTTGGACGATGCTTACGACAAAGAGGGTAGCCTCGATGTTAAAAAGATCGAACAGAAGGTAATGGACCGAATCCCCTCCCCTACGGGCTGGCGGATCATCATCTTGCCCTATCGAGGGGCAGAAAAAACCAAAGGTGGCATTGTACTGTCAGACCAAACCCGGTTGCGAGAGCAGTCGGCAACGGTTTGCGGCTATGTGCTGGCTGTTGGCCCACTTGCATATGCCGACGAAAACAAATTTCCGACGGGCGCGTGGTGCAAGAAGGGGGACTGGATTGTTTTTGGTCGATATGCAGGTGCACGCTTGCCGATTGACGAGGGAGAGATCCGGATCATTAATGATGATGAAGTTTTGGCCACAATCCAGAATCCTGAAGATATCGTTCACCTGTAAGGAAAAATATGGCAAATACCCTAAACAACGAGCAGTTGGAATTTAGCCTTGGAGAAGAGGAAGAAGCTGCAACAGTGACGTTTGGCAACGATGCTGACGGCAATCAGCAGCCGGGTAAGTTAGAAATTGAGCCAGTTGAGCCTGAGCAAAGAGAAACACAAGCCCACTCGGACGAGTTGGGGGCGGTCAATGAGGCGGTGCAGAAACGAATTTCTAAACTGACCGCCAAGATGCGCGAGGCAGAGCGCCGCGAGCAAGCTGCCTTTGAGTATGCCAAGGGGATGCAGGCACAGGCTCAAGAGCTCCAGAAAAAGCTGGTGCACACAGATTACAGCCGTCTTAACGAGGCAAAGTCTCGACTAGATACTCAGCAACTGCAGTTGCGCCAGATCATTAAAAAAGCCCGGGAAGAGGGCGATATTGATACCGAAACCGAGGCCAGCCAGCGCTTGTCAGAAATGACTATGGAGCAGCGGCAGGTTTCCGGATGGCTTCAGCAGCAAGAGGAGGCGGTTCGCAACCCTGCTCCTGTACAGCAATATCAACAAGCTGCTCCGCAGCAACAAAGAGCAGCTCCGGACCCCCGTGCCGAGGAGTGGGCTTCTAAGAACTCCTGGTTTGGCCAGGATCGTATGCTTACCTACGCCGCGTGGGGAATCCATCAAGAACTTATTGAGAAGGAGGGTGTTGACCCCACTTCGGATGAGTACTATACTGAATTAGATCAACGGCTTCGGGACGAGTTTCCGAGGAAGTTTGCGGGTGAGCAATCACCTAGTTCCCAAATCAGACAACAGCGTTCCGCGCCTGCTGTTGCCCCTGCTACCCGGAGTTCCGGAATCAATAGTGCGCGCCGAACTGTCCGGTTATCGCCGAGTCAGGTTGCTATGGCAAAGAAGCTGGGTGTACCTCTCGAAGAGTATGCTAAGTACGTAAAGGAATAAACCATGAGCGAAAAAATTACCATCGATAGAGCTAGCCGTTCCGCCGAAACTCGGGACAAAGAGACTCGTCGCAAGCCTTGGCGTCCTCCTTCGCGCTTAGATGCACCACCTGCCCCCGAAGGGTTTAAGTACCGTTGGATTCGCGCTGAAGTCAACGGAAGTCTGGACAACCAAAACGTGTACAGCAAGCTGCGTGAGGGATACGAACTTGTTCGTCTTGAAAATATTCCAGAGGAGTATCGTTCAACGATGCCCACAATGGATGACGGCAAGCATGCTGGCGTTATTTCGGTTGGTGGACTCTTGCTTGCCAAGATCCCCAATGAAACGGTTGAAGAGCGCAATGCTTATTTTCGCCAGAAGGCACAGGACCAGTTGCATGCTGTGGACAATGAGATGCTGCGTGAGAACGCACACTCTTCAATGCGGATCCAATCACCCGAGCGGAGTTCGCGCACAACATTCCGTCAGTCACGAGGCTGATACTTTTAAATTTGTAGGAGATATATATGGCTAATGTGAATAAAGCCTTCGGGCTACGTCCTATTGGCAATCTTTCCGCTACTGGTGCTCAGAAGCAGTACGGCTATGAGATTGCTGATAATCAAGCGGGTACGATTTTTCAAGGCGACTTGGTTGTTCTTACAGCGGGATTTATTTCAAGGTTTCTTCCAGCTACACACACTGCTGCGGTAGGCGTGTTTAACGGTTGCAACTACATTGATCCCACTACAGGTAAACCTACGTTCAAGAACTTCTATCCGGGTTCAGTCAACATTACGTCAGGCAAAATTGTTGCCGATGTAATAGATGATCCTAATCAGTTGTTCCTAGTTCAGTGTAATGCAAGTATCGCTGCAACTGATATCGGCAAAAATGCCGATGTTGTTGGTACAGGCGGCAGCACTACTACTGGTATTTCTAGCATGGAGTTGGCTTCAAGCACGTTGGCAACGACAGCAGCATTGAACTTGAAGGTTGTTGGTTTGTACAACGACGTCAACAACGAGTACGGTACTAACGCCGTGGTGGTAGTCAAGATCAACGAACACGTGTACGGCAGTACCGGTGTCGCTGGTCAATAAGGAGATAAATCATGGCAATTACCCGTTCCCAACTTGTTAAAGAACTAGAGCCCGGACTTAACGCTTTATTTGGTATCGAATACAAGCGTTATGAAAACGAGCATGAGCAGATTTTCTCTATTGAAACATCTGACCGTGCTTTTGAAGAAGAGGTCATGTTGACCGGCTTCGGCTCCGCTCCGGTGAAGACCGAGGGTGCAGGCATGGCATACGACACCGCTTTGGAGTCGTTCACTGCTCGCTACACTCACGAAACCATTGCAATGGCGTTTGCTCTGACAGAAGAGGCCGTAGAGGACAACCTTTATGACCGTCTGTCTGTACGCTACACCAAGGCACTGGCGCGTTCCATGTCCAACACTAAGCAAGTAAAAGCTGCTTCTGTGCTGAACAATGGCTTTACTGGTGGTCAGTTTGCTGGCGGCGACGGCGTGGCTTTGATGTCCACTGCCCACCCAACGGCGCTAGGTCCAGACTTCTCTAATCGACCAACGGTTGGTGCTGACTTGAACGAGACCTCTCTCGAGCAAGGCATCATTGACATTGCGTCGTTTACAGATGAACGCGGCCTAAAAGTTGCGCTGACTGCACGTAGGTTGATCGTCCCTAAAGAGCTGCAGTTCACTGCAGAGCGTTTGATGAAGACTGTTCAGCGTACTGCAACGGCAGACAACGACATTAACGCTATCAAGTCAATGGGTCTGATTCCAGAGGGCTACTCTGTCAATCATTACCTGACTGACACTGATGCGTTTTTCTTGCTGACTGACGCACCTAACGGCCTGAAGATGTTCAACCGTTCCCCTATTAAAACCGCTTTTGAAGGCGATTTTGAGACAGGTAACGTCCGCTACAAGGCTCGTGAGCGCTACAGTTTTGGCTTTAGTGATCCACGCGGCATCTACGGTTCCCCTGGCGCTTAATAAACGTCTGGAAAACATGAAAAGGGGGCCTTGCGCCCCCTTTTCTTTTGTTGTATATTCACTCTATTCCGGGCTTTCCGGTGTATCAGACAGTCCCGGCTGACGTTCATGCAGACTGATACGCCTAACTTGCATGTAAGGAAAAATCATGGCATCAACCACCTTCTCCGGCCCAGTCACGTCCACCAATGGCTTTATTGGCGCATTAACGGGTAACGTAACGGGTAACGTAACAGGTAACATTGCAGGATCAGGCAGCATCACGCACGCTACGACCTCCGCAATTAACGCCACTGCAACGGCTACTGCGGCTGAAGTTGCCACTGGCTACATCACTTCCACATCAGCTGCTGCAACCGTTATTACTTTGCCAACTGGCACGTTGCTTGGAGCAGCATTAAGTGCGGCCAAAGGTACGATTTTTGACCTGTACATTGACAATACCGGTGGCGCAAACACAGTAACTATTGCTGTTGCCACCAACGGCATTCTGTCTACCGCCGCTGCTGACACTCCCGGTTCATTTGGTGACTTGACTGTTGCATCGGGTGTAACAGGCTTGGCTCGTTTCACCATCATGTTCTCTAGTGCTACGGCATACGTGTTTACACGCACTGCTTAACTAGGAGCCGACATGAGCAACAGCAATATCCAAGCAGTCACAAAGACTGTGGATGCACATGCAATTGCCGGTCGCACACGGGTAGCCGGCATCTATTTTACAAACACGGCAACGGCTGGAACAATTACTCTGAGGAACGGCAGTGTTGTTGGGGCCACCGCAGTGCTGACTCTTAACACCCCTGCTGTGGCTGGAGCCAATGACATTCTTTTGCCGGACATGGGCATTCTCTTTGATTCGGGGGTGTTCATTGATGTCTCTGGTGTTGAAGTTACCAGCGTGACGCTGTTCTTCTACGGTGGAGCAGCGCAGTAATGGCCAAGAAAAGCCCTTCCCTTTCGGTGGGTCGCGGCGAGAAATTGCCCGTCTCCAAGGGGGCGGGCTTGACTGCCAAGGGCCGTGCTAAGTACAACGCTGCTACGGGCAGCAACCTGAAAGCTCCCCAGCCCAAAGGCGGTAAGCGCAAGGACTCGTTCTGCGCGCGCATGGGCGGCATGCCGGGGCCCATGAAGGATGAAAAAGGCAAGCCTACCCGCAAGGCGGCTGCCCTAGCAAGATGGAAATGCTGATGGACATCAACTTTATTTGGTCTGCCGTTTTATCTGCCGCAGTTGGCGGATTGTGGTTTTTCATTCGTGAAAAATTTGACGAGCTCAAACGGATGGACATTCTGTTGAACAAAACACGCGAGGAGATTGCCCGTGATTACGCAACTAACACAGAAGTGCAAAGAGTCACTGATCACATTGATCAGCGTTTTAACCGGCTTGAAGCAAAAATTGATCAACTTATTCAACAAGCAAAGTAAGGAGCAATGATGGCAACCTCAAAAATGAAGATGGTCAAAAAAGGCGGCAAATCAGTGCCTGCTTTTGCGGCTGACGGCGTTGGCAAGATGAAAAAAGGCGGCGCTGTAGGCATGCACAAGATGCCTGGCGGCAAGATGATGAAAGACTCTGACATGGGCGACAAGATGGGTCGCGCTGTCAAACGTAAAACGGCCGACGTCAAAGGCCGTGCAATGAAAAAAGGAGCTTAATATGGCTGGACGTGGAATGGGAGCCGCTACGCGCGGTGGTGGTGCTGTTGAAAGCGGCCCCGCAAACAAGATGATCTCTGAGCCTAGCAAGAGCACTGGCATCCCTATGATGGCCAAGGGCGGCATGGCCAACAAGGGCAACGTCAATGAGCACAAGCGCATGGCCATGGGCAAGCCCATTGGCAAAATGGGCGGTGGCATGATGACCAAGGGCTACGCTGCTGGCGGCATGGCTAAGGGCATGA